TGATCCTTTAGTAGAAATAATTTTAGCTTTTTTAAACATTGCTAAAGCAAATTTTTCACCTAAATTAAAACGACCTCTTTGTTTAACATTTCCTTTTTTATAAGAATCTGCAAACATAGTATAAGCATGTGATAAATTTTTAAATCCATCAGGACTATTATCTTTAACTGATAATATATAAGTTCTTGATGATCCATTACTTTTATCTTTTGTTAATTCTATTTCACAAGAATTAATATTTTCATCAAAAGCATTTGAAACAAGTTCTTGAATTATAAAAAACTTATCTTTTTCAGATTGAATTTTTTTAAGTCCAACTTTATCAACATCAAACCAATTTTTTTTATTTATCATAATAAGAAAATTATAAACTATATTTATAAAATATTATAATTATTTAATAAATTTAACTTATTGATTTTACTAAACAATTTAGATATATTAAAAATAAGTATAAAAATAACTCAAAAAAACCTTTTTTTTTGTTAAAATAAATTATGCAAAAAACACCATTTTTAAGGTCTAAAAAACACTTAAATTTCATTAAAACAGGCAAGTGTCTTATTTGTTATAATAGTCCTTGTGATCCAGCACATTTAGGGTTTGGGATTGGTGGTATGGCTTTAAAGAGTGATGATTGTTTTGTAGTTCCACTTTGCAGGGAACATCATACTATTCAACATAATATAGGGGAAAGGCCCTTTTGGAAAAAACATCATATAAACCCATTTCTATATGCTGTTCAATATTGTGCTATGTCGCCTTGTGAAAAGATTAAAGAAAATTATAAAAATTGCTTTCAAGAAAAAATACCAAAAAGGTTTACAAATGCTGAAAAATAGTATACTTATTAAAGATTTAATATATATATATTATTAATTAAAGGTATAAATGAATAAGATTTCTCCAATACAAACAGCAGACCTACTTACAAAAGATAATAATTATATATACTTTGTTAATTGGATCTCCACTAGTCGTTGGTTAGATAAACTTGATTTAAAAGATATACCTAAAGCTAAAACATTACTAAAAAAAGTAGATGTTATTCTAACTCCTGTAAGTAAAGAAGAAGCTATTAGAATTTACAGAACAGTTTGGTCAGGACACGCAGCTAATTTTAAAGCTCATTCTGACGAAATAGCCAGACAAGTGTGGATTACATTTCTAGGAAAATATCCCAAATGGGTTCATAAAGCTGTTTTTGAAAAGTTTATGCAAGATATTGCTTTCCCATCCATGCACGCCTATAAAAGACTTATAAGAGAAAATACTCTTTATTATCAAATTACAAAATTACTAATCTTAAAAGATAAAATATAATTTTCATTGTTTAATTGTGATGTTGTATGTCCAAAAAAGTTCAGACTAGAATAAGATTAAAAAAGAAATTTGATCCTTTTGCTTGTGATCAGAGAGAATATGAACTCAGGTTAAAGAACGTTCAAAGGGCAGGAAATTACAAAAAATACAATATTGCAACTGATCCTATTACTTGGTTAGCTAGTAGAAAATATATTACAGAGGAACAACATAATGCAGGGGAATACTTTTCTAAACTTTGTTATAATGCCCAAGTAGGAAGATTAAAATCATGTTTGGACATCAATATCTATAAGACACCTGGTTTTCACGATAAGATGACTTCGCAGCTAGATGCTATAAATAAATTAAATAAAATACATATTAGATTGGGAGACAAGACTACTCATTTATTATTTTTGATTTGCTATGCTGGATATAGCATTAAAGATATTAAATTGATGTATCACTACAGGAGGAATTATGCAGGGGAAAGGATTAGGGAAAGTTTGCAAGAACTTGCAGACCTGTTGTCAAAAAAGTTTTAATATAAATATGGGGGTAGTATTATATAGAAAGGTAGTGAATCAGTAGCTGGTGGGCAGAAAAAAGGGTGTTTTTTTCAATGTATAGTCTTTTCTATACCAAAATATGTCTTTTCTTTAAATCCTATAATTTTATAAGTGGATCTAATTTTAACTTCATCACTAGCTGATTTCATTTCTTTAATTTGTTTTTCAACACTTCTGGAATAATTAAAGATTGGATAATAGTCCCAAATTTTAAAGACCATTGTTTTAGGCATTGTTTCCATTCCTAAATAACTAGAACTTACCATTAAATCAACTATTGCTTCTTGTAATATTAAAGGGTTTTGTAATAATTTTTTTCTCTTTTCCATTTAAAATAATTCCTCAAATGAATTGTAAACATCATAACACAAAGAATGAGTAGCCCATATAATTCGAGTGTATAGCAAAAATAAGTCCAATAAATTTGTGCCAACATTCCAAAGCAAGGTGCTTTCATAGATTTGTTGCCATATAGATATACTGAAATTATTGCCATAGCTGAAGCAATAATCTCCATTACTAATTTTTCCATTATTTTTTCTTGCTGCTATTTGGTTTTAATATGTTTGTTCCTTGCCATTTTGGGCTTATTTTATGTTTTCTACAAAGCAATCTTAAAGCATCATGGAACAACCAATTAATAGATTCTCTTATCGGTTCTGTTTTTTTAGGACCAATTCTATAATGTTTATCTATTAAATCTTTTATATAAACTAAATCTTCTCCACAAACATATACTCTTATTGGTTTGTCAAATTTAGAATGTTTTATTATATGTATCATTTTAAGTTTTTACCTGAATAAATTTCTATAAAAATAATGGATAAAAATATACCTATAAATATTAAAATTGTCGTTTCAGTAGTTCCTAATATTTCAATCATTCACATATCTCGCTTTCATTTAAAACTCTTTTAATTTCACAATCTTTTTGCATTAACATAGAAATAGCATGATCTGCATTAGTTTTTCCTGTTGCAGCTACTGTAATGATATTTGATGATAAAGATGCCATTCCAATATTTGAACAACTACTAAGAACAAATAATAATAATATTAATAATTTATTCATTTTAATAAGTCCTTATGGAATATTCCTTTAACTTTTATTTGTTGTGTTTTACGATTATTAGGAGAACAGATATATGAATACTGATTTTGTTTATTTAATATTAATTCTGCATTAGATTTACAAGCAAATATATTTGGGTAAGTATTTTCATAATACAAAAAATTACCTACCCAAATTAATAAAATCATTTCTGGCATTAGTTACAGTTCTCTCTCCATATCTCATTGTGTGTGAATATATCTCTAGCCAAACCATCAGATATAACAACTATATCTTCTGATGACAAATAAATTGGTTCAAGCCAGATACATTCATTTTTTCCAATGCTTTGACAATTTGCCACGAATAAAATCACTAGACTTATTACGAATATCCCTAGTAATCTTACGAGCAGTCTTTGATGTCTTGTTCTGCACCTTTGCAACCATAAGTTTTGTTTTTGCTTTTCCATATTTTTGCGATAGGTATACCATACCTAATATTAATAATCCTACAAGAACTAACAATGCAATCATAAATGATAACATTATTCTTCCTCGTCAGCACGTAAGTCTTTGGATTTTCCCACATTAAGTGCGGCCCTGTCAATTATTTTGTTCAAAAAATTTACGATTTGGTTATCAGTTTGACTTGGTGTCAAAGCCGCTATCGCTGATGCACAAGCAATAACAGATGTTACAACTGGCCACCAATGAACAATTATGCTCCATAAGTTTTCCATAGTTTCCTCCTTAATTTTTAATAAATCTTTTCATTAAATCCTTAATTATAAAACCCATAAGAGTTGCAGGTTTATTCCCATAATCTCTAGGGCTTTCATCCCACATATCAGTAAGGCAGCTCTCCATATTCTTGCACCTGGAAAGTCGGCTACTTAAATAATTTCCTTGATCTTCAGCAAGTGCCATTAAATATTGACCTGTCTTACTACTCGGAATAATTTTAACTCTTACTACTTTACTTTTATCTTTAGAAAAAGAATAGATGACAAAGTTCTTTCTTGATTTAAACCACATTGTGTTTACTTCGCTTTCTAATCTCCAATTTTCATACATTTTATTTATTATATCAAAAAAACCCACCCAGTCAAAGACTGCCCAGCAATAAAGCTACACCCAAATTTTTTTAAATTCGTATCTTTCCTGTCCATCTGCCATGTTTGTCCAATATCATTGGAATAATTTGTGGTATAGAATCAATGACAATTCCACAACCTAACAATGGTCTTTTGACAAATGTTCTCTGGTATTTAAAAGCATCAGATTTTGGATTTAGAGTTGTTCCTACACACATTGCCCAATATAATTGAGTTGGGCTACTTGCATAAGATATTTGCATTTGTGTATGATAATGCCCACAAGCAAAACAACAGTTTAATCCCATAGCAGATTGTAGAATATTTGCTTTAAAATTATGTGTAACAAATAAATCTTGTCCACTTGGTAATGGAATTAATAACTTTTGATGCCATTTCCAGTCAGCAGTTATATTTAATAATTGGTTAAATCCTTTAATAAAATCAGATGGAATACCCATGTTTTCACTTTTTCTTTGTAATCTTAAATCGTGATTACCATAGGTAATATCTAATTTTGGGAATAATTTTTCAAATTCTTTTATTGCTTCTCTTGTTTTAGTTAATTCTAATACAGGACTATCTATGTTTGGATCTATATTTCTATTTACTTGTAAGCTAGAAAAATCACACAAATCTCCAACATGACAACAATATGTTGGTTTAAGTTTATTTATTATTGCAGAATAAAAATCTATTGTATCTTCATGATGATTGGGCAAATGACTATCACTACAAATTAAAATCCTACTATAATTAACAGATTTTTTAAACATAAAAAAACTCCTATTTAATTTTTACTGGTCCTACATATTTATAGGGTATGTAAATTCCATCAACAAAACCACAAATTTTATTTGTCTTTCCAATATATAAAACTGGCTTAATTGGAATCCATTTACCATCTCTGTAAATTTTTCTCATTGAATCTTCAGGTTTGGCTTTTTCTCCATAACGAGTTTTTCTCCCCATTATTTAAACCATGTCGCCCAGAACGAATTAAGCCCTGACATAGCAATAGATAAGATAATTAATATACCAATAGCAAATCCAGTTCCTTTATTAAGTCTTGATTCTAAATGATTAATTTTAAAAGACATTTTTTTCATATCTTCTCGAAGTTGATTGACAGATTGTGTTAATCTTCCTTCTTCAAATGAGCTAAGCCCACTATCTTTTCTTTTCATATTTATTCCTTTATTTTTTTATAATTATTTATTATTTCTCTAAACTTATTCCTGTTTTCATCAGGAACAATTATTATATCAAATTCTTTGAATCCTAATTCACAACCTGCAAGAAAACGATTGTTGCCTACACATACTTTATATTTATCTCTATCTTTAACACAAATTAAAGGATTAACTTGACCAATCTTTTTAAAACTGTTTAACACAGATTTATAAAGTTCACTTTTTTTCTGGTTCGTTGGGTTTTGTTCTAAGTTCCTATTTCGTAGGTATAGTTTTTCTCTCGGTATTTTCAATGGGTATTGTTACACCGCCTGTGTCATTACTTAATTTGTCTCCACGATTTAATCGTTGTAGAGTTTGTAGTGGTCCTAAAACATTGATGACCTCCGCCTGGCTGCTGCCTGGCGTTAAAGTATTTTTTCTGTTCAAAAGATTCTGTTCATAACTTTTTGCCTGATGTGTATTTACATTTTTTGTATCAAAACTACCGTCATTAAGTTCTTTTTTTAACCGGCTCCAGTGCTCGATTTCTCTTACTCTATCTTTAGCAACAGATTCTTGTTGTGCTTTTATCCATTTACATTCATCAATGTCAATTTGTAAATATTCTTTTTTAAACTCATCAGTTTCTGTTTCTAATTTCCTTTGTTTCTTTTTTAACTTGATTAGATTTCTTCTATATTCAAAAGATAATGTATGTAGGTTTTCAATAAATACTCCTTGTTCTCTTACACATTGCCAATATTTACTGGCTTTAGTTGGATGTTTACCATCATTTAAAACAGAAAACCTCATCTCAGTTTCTGTTCTAAAAACTTGTCTTTTTGCCATAGTATCGTTGAGTTCGTTTTTTATTTTGTTTATAAATCCATTATCCTTAGTTGGCAGCATAGGATAATTAACTTGTGTTAGTTTTGTCATATCAATCTAATATATATTTTACAGGTCTTTCCTGTGGATGTTTTGGTTCATCTTGATTATCCCATTCTTCTTGTGCTTCTTCAATCTTATCATCTACAATTCCTTGTGCTTCAGTTTTGGTTTTAGAAACATTAGGATATTTACCTGCCCAAGCTGTTGCTTTGGCATTACTAGAAGTAACCCAAACATTACCAGGATGTCCTTGAAATACTGGCATATCATCTCTGTCTTGATGAGTGAAAAAGTCTTTGCCTGTATTCTCAATTACCCAATATTTATTTGCCATAGTTTTATCCTTAAAATTTTTATGAAGCTGTTACAGTCCTTGTTACAGAACCATTATAATATTTTAATGTATTTGTTGTGCTATTATACCACACTTGTCCTGTTGTTGGACTTCCAGGATCACTTGCTAAAATTTGTATACCGCCAGATGGTGCTGTTATTGAACCACTACTTTGACTTATATTATTTGATATTGTTCCACTCATAATTAACTATCTGTTACAGTTTTTGTTGCTGTTCCATTATAATATTTTAATAAACTTGTTGTTGTATTAAACCATACCTGCCCTGTAGTTGGGCTTCCTGGATCGCTTGATAATAATTCTATACCTGCTGCTGCAAAAATTACCCCTGATTGCCTTCCTGTATTTTTTGTTGTTGATCCGCTCATATTTTTTTCCTAACTATTTGATATTGTCCTTGCTGTTACTGCTTCTGCAAATTCTTCTGTATTATCTGTCGGTGTATCTGATGAAGTAGAAGTTCCTCCACCTGCACAAAAGGTAGCTGTTGATGTGCCATCTCCGCAATGCTGTCCTCTTTTTTGTGTTAAAGTATCTCCACTAGCCCAAGCACTTCCATTATAAGTTTGAGCAGTAGTTAAAAAATCAGATGCTGATTGTCCACCAAAACTTAAAGCAGCATTGACAATACCAGATGCTTCTAATCTATTTGTTGCAACTGCTAATGTTCCACCCGAACTCCACGCAGAACCATTGTAGCTTTCTGTAATTGTTTTTCTTCCACCACCATCTTCTCCTCCTAAACATAAACAAGCAGATACTGATGCTCCTGTAACAGCAGTTGTTTCTCGGTCATCACTTAAAGCACCACCTGACCCCCAAACACTTCCATTGAATTCCTCCGTAACAGCAGTATATGAACCACTTGCATAACCACCTGTGCTAATTGCTGAAGATTGTATTCCACCACAACGATTTCCTGCCATAGAAGCTCCTAAAGCTCCAGTTACTGCCCAACTGGTGCCATCAAAAACCTCTGTAACATTAGTTAAAGTAGTTCCACCTGCTGATATTGCAGCAGTTTGTATTCCACAACCACCACCATTATAAATTGCTGTAACTAATGAATCATCTGCTGCCCAAGATGTTCCATCATAGATTTCACTCGTAGAAACTTTAGCTGCACCTGCACCTGTCGTAGTGCCACCCCATGCTAATCCTGCTGCAAGTGTTCCTGCACCTGTAATCCAAATTCTATTTGATCCAAGATCGCCACCAGCACTCCAAGCACCTACATTTCTATAAACCTTTAATACTGAAGAAGTTGTATTGAACCATACTGTTCCTACAGATGCTGATGGATCGTCAGAACGAACTTCAATTCCACCTGAAGATTCTGCGATTACACCAGATTGTCTATCGATGTTGTCTAAAACTGTGCCGCTCATAATTTATTCCTATAATGTTTGATCTAAATAACTTATAACAACATCAACATTTGCTGAACTTGCAGTTTGACCTGAAAGAACATCTGCTGCTTCTAAAACAAGTTTAGATGTATGTTCAAATGTTGCATTTGCAGCAAGTGCTTGATCTGAATAAATTTCATAATCATTACCTCCTGCATCATCTCTGATGTATAAATCAAAAGTTTCTGCTGCTCCTGCTGTTTCTGTAATCGTGATACTTAATATTGTGTAAGTATGACCACTAGCTACTGTAAGTAAATCTACTTCACTATTTGACATAGCTGCATTTAGTTTTACTTTTAAAACTTCACTCGCCATTGTTTATTTCCTCCATAATTTAAAATCCCATTACTAATGCTTTACCTGTTGAAGATATACTATCTCCCCAAGTTCCTGCATTAGCTAATGAACCTCCTGCATTTATTGTTAATGCCGAACCTGATAATACATTAAATGAATTTGCAGTAAATGTAAAATCATCTGCTCCACTTATTTCAACATCTATTTGGTCATCTGTTGAAGCATGTAGAGAAGTATTAGCATTAGCATCTAAAGTTAATTTTCCACCATCTAAATCATAAGCTCCACTCATTGATACAGTTGAATCTAACCAATTAACTGTATTTGCACTATGGTCTATTGTGCATAATGAAATGCTGTCAGATCCATCATAGTATTTCAGAGTAGGTGTTCCTGCTGATGATGTATCTAACCATAACGAACCTGCAACTAAATTGCCTGGTGCTGAACTTCCAGAATTTAATGTATTTACAGCACCTAATATATTATTAAGTTCTGTTCTAAAATCTGGAAATGATTGGTTCGCCAAAGAATAATCTGATACTTGGCTCATTTTTTACCTCCTAAAGTATATTTGTTTGTTAATAATAATTTTTCAATTTCTTTAATTTTTTTCTTCATTTTTTTATTGTCCTTTTTTAATTTTATAACTTTATAACAATCTTGACAAGTCATTTAGTTAATGCTAAAATTCTGTTGTTTTTCACACTTAAATAATATCTTATCGTTATAATTTTTGTCAATAGTTATTGGTAATATTTCTGGTTTATAATCTTTGGAAATTTTTGCATGAACAATCCATTGACGAGCTTGTTCTTCAGTTTCAAAGTTTCCCCTAAATCCATAGGATAGATTATTACAGCACTCACAAGGTGCAGTTAATTTAACTAAATATCTAATTTTTGTCATTAATAACCTCTTGCTAAATAATTAATTGTTCCAGTTTTACCTGCAGCAGATGAATTATAAATATTACAAGTAAACCCTGTCGCTGATATACTACTTAATGTAAAATAATCTCCAGTAGCACTACTTTGAATAGTTATTGCTACCATTGGTGTAACTTTAAAAGCACTAGGAAATGTTATTGCAGTTCCACTAGAACCAATACTTTTATCTTTTTCAGATACTATTTTATCTACCATATCTATTTCAACTGATAATGCAGAAACCTCTGGACTTGCATCTCCATTAGATGTCATTACTAATTTAAACTTTAAATACCTCGCTGTAACATCTGAAGAAGCCAATGCTTTTTGAAAATCTGAATAACTTGAATTATCATCTGAATAAGCAAAATATAAAATACTTGTGCAACTACTAACTGCATCTCCATCAAATGAACCTGACCTTGAATCAAACAAGGCATCTGCTACATTATCAAATAAATTTGTTCTGTCTGTAACTGTTTGTGAAATAGTAGGAAACAATCTGCTTGTTACTACTGCTCCTAAATCAACTACACTATCAAATTCATAAGTTCCCTCTGTTGCAACTGTTCCACTTGCACCACCTGAATCAAAGAATATTTCTGCATCATCTATGAATCCTTTAACAGCAACATCATCAACATGCGAAGCTGCACTTGTGCTATTTGCACCTCTTGTGCAACCTGTTAAAGTGTTAGTAGATTTTCCTGTATAAGTTATTTGTTCTGATCCAATTAATATTGTTCCTGCTCCATCTGGAAAATTACCAGCATCAGTTAAGGTTACAGAAGTTACACTATTATTAATTGCACCATCTAAAGTTGTTACTAATAAATCATCAAAATTTGTAGTTGAACTTAAAATTAATTCATCTGGTGTTGTAGCTGTATCAATTACACAATTTGTCTTTGTTCCTGTAAAACCACTATGTTGAGTGGTTGTTGTTATTAAATTTAAACCTGTTAGAGAAGCAATCGTAGATATTGCAATAGTTTCTGCAATACTATAATTACCCATTTTATCAACTGCCTTAATTAAATACGAACCCACTCTTGCTGGGACAGTAGTAGAAGTTCCAGGTCTTGAAACTTTTTCTATTAAGACAACACTATTAAACCAATCTGCTCCACTTGTCGCGGTAGAATATCTAATTTCATAAAATGCCAAATCCAAATCAGTTACAGGGTCCCATGATAAATATGCTTTTTCCCCAATAATATTACATGCAAAATTTGTTACTGTTGATGGTGGATCTAATTCTCCTACAACTGTATATGATGTTGTAGTAAAACCACTATAAACACCAACATAATTTCTAGCTCTCGCCCTTATGTCGTAAGTGCTACCCTCTTTTAATTGATGTGTTGTAAAGGTTGTTTGTCTGCCCTCTCCTAATAATGTATATGTGCTATCACTAGACAATTTATAAGTTACTTCAAAGAATTGCGAATAAGGATCAGTTGAAGCAATAGTGATTGTTGTAGCTGGAACAACTTGTCCATCATAGAAACTTGCTAATGTGTCAGATACAGCTATTGTGTCTGGTGCTGTAACACTAAAGCTACTTGGCAATGTAGTGTTAGGTGCTGCATCTGTTGTCGTTTCATCATCTGCAGAAGTCCAAGAATAAACTGAACTTGCTTCTTCCTGTAATCTTAAATCAATACCTCCATCATTAGATAAATTCCATTCTAATACTTTAAATTCTTTAGTAGTCCACCCTAAATCCGATAGTGTCAAAGATATGGTGTCTCCCACCGATACCTCCATAGCACTCATATTGCAGGGCAAATCAACTGATATTGCTTGTCTTGATTTGTTTAAATGTAATCTTGCAATTCTCTGTGCTGCTAATCTGGAAGATGTAAAAGGTAATTCTATATCTCTTATAATTCTTTCACTTCCATCTGCTGTTTCGTAGGTAGAGTTTGTTTGCAACTCAAATTCTGAACTATGATATTGATTAGCCGAATCTTGGAATGTCCCCTTGATTGCATTATAGAGTTCTTTTTTACTTGGTTTTGTTCTTACTTGAACTTCTCCTCGTAGATTATCTTCTGTAAATGTTTTAACAGAAGAAGTTGCTGCACCTGTAAATAATTTGTATGTTCCTTGCTCATAGACAAGCAGTCCAACACAAGATGTTAAAAGCTGTGCAATAATATCCATTGGAGTTTTTCCAAGATCAATCATACCACCACATTCATATCTGTTAGAAGTTGTAGTATCTTTGTTAGTGATTGTTTCATCACACACATTCGCAGCCGCATCAAAACTTGTTGTATCTACTTCGTCATCAGATAAATTTAATCCATAATCTGAAGTCAAATAATGTCTAATAATTACAGCAGGGTTTTTACTAAAAGTTATCTTTTGAAATTTGTGAGTTTCTGAAGGCGAAGAGGTTATATTAACTGCTGTTCCTGCTTCTGCATTTGCTAATGAAGTTGCTAATTTAAAAGTATTAGCATCTACTTTTATAATAAAATATGTGTTTCCAGATGTGAGACCACCGATATTACTATTTCCTGCATTATTATAAATCCAACCATCACCGGTTGAAAACGAATGGCTAGAGATAGTAAAAATTTCTGTTGAAGTATTTATAACTGTGTTTGCTGCAAAGGTAGTGTATCTAGTGTCCAAACATCTCATTCCCTGTGCTTGAACTCTTACATTTGGTATTCCTGTTGGAAATGTATCTTGATTGTATTCTAGGCGAAGATAACAATAACTGACACCTTTCCCAATATGATTTGAACCCCAATTAGTAATTTCACTTACAGCATCTGAATCTGCTGTTTGAGTTGATTTACCTAATGCTGTTTTTATTCTAACCTTGCCATTGTAATTGCCAGTATTAACTACATTACTTCCATCTAAATCAGTTGATAAAGTAATTGCTGTATCGTTTAAATAAACTTTATCTATACTATTTATTCCATATCCATAATCAGTATGAGATATTGGAATTACTAAATGTAAATACTTATTATCTGTTCCACTTGTATCTGCAAAAATTATTGGTCCTGATGTAAGTGTTTCTCCATACATTACTGACCTATGAGCAACAGTAGAACGAACCATTGTCTTTCTTGTTTCGTTTTCTTCTTCAAATGCAGGGCTTGGTAATGTTGGTTTTCTTTTTCCAGCAACTGTATTAAATGCTGATTGGATAGCAAGAGTAATAGCTATTTTTCCAATAAAGGTCCAGGGGTTAAAACTAAATCCTATACCAGCTAATGATGGATCGGATATAACATTTTTTAGCCCAAACTGAACAACTGATTTTACTACTCCACCCATTATTCAATCCTCCAAACTCTTTTAACTATATCTTTATTAAATTCTACTAAACCACCCTCTTTACCTACAAACACAGGTTTGTTATTTAGTCCAATAATCCCCATTACTGTTTTGTTTTTATCTTTCATAATACAAACATCTCCTCTTTGGGCATAATCTGGACTTATTTCTTTAAATTTATTATCTTTGCAAATCTTTTCTATGGCATTAATATATCTTCCTTTTCCTATCTCTTTTATTCGTTTAGCAACACCTTTTAAGTCTTTGTATTTACCAAACAATTTACTTTTTAATTTAGTTCCAATTTGGCTATCAACAGCACTTACAGTAAAGATGGCACAATCTAAAGTTCCATATTTAAAAGGTTTGTTTTGAACTTTACTTAAATATGCTGCTAATTTAGTTATGTCTTTTGACCCCATACCAATTCCTTTTCTACTGTTTGCACAACAAATTCACAAAATTCATCAGTAGAATATAAGTTTCTTTGATCCTGATTGGTATATCGTCTAATTCTTGCTCTTTCCCAATCTACTAATTTTGATTCTATTGAAACAGATACACTTGCAGTTTTTCCTATTTGAATATCCATAGCGTCTATTCTTCCTGCAAATATAACCATTGGATCAGCTACTAATACTCTACTAGCATTTAAAAAACCTATATATAGTTTTGCTGTTCTGCCAGAATAACTTTCAGATAAAGCATTACTAATATGAGTGGTTGGAACTCCAGTAAGCATACATTGTATTCCTGATGCTTTTAAATCAGCACTTTCATTTATTACTGATACACTTCCAAATTGTCCAACACCAGTAAATGTTTCATCACTGCTATCCCCATCAAAATCCCATGCTATATCTTGGTCTGAAGAATTAACTGTTACATCTCCGCCATCAAGGTCTAGGAATAAGAACAAAACAGGTCTAAAGACTTCTGCTGTTGTTTCATTTTTGTTTGCTGTTGCTATCGTTCTTGTCATAGTTTATAATTCTCCTTATAGATAACATTGTGTTATTTATGTGTAATTTTAACAAATAATGAGAGAGTAGTTTGTTGAATACCCGACACTACTCTCTCTTTTTTAATTTATCTTTTATCTGGATTTGCTCCATGTGGTCCTGTATGACCAGGTAACTTACCACTTTTTTTAATAGTCATAATATCTTTAATTAGTCTTTTTATTTTTTTTAATCTTATCATATCCATATTTTATCGGAACTCCTTTTAATATTTCTTTCGTTTTATTAGGATAATTAGGATATAAATACATGTGAAATCTACTATCTGTGCATGATGCTACTTTCCAATCATAATCAAAATCAAATTTCTTTATCTGTTCTATCGTTTGTTTTGGTTGATCATCAATACATTCTTTCATAGAGTTGTATTCCTTTTCAATCTTAATAAATTTTACATTACTTGGTTGTTCAAGTCCATATTGTGAAATATGAACAAACATTATTAGCATAAACCACTTCATGCTACCTCCTTTTTCTGTTTCTTCTTCGTCTTGCTTTTCTTTGTTTAGAACCTCGTTTTCTTCTACCTTTACCTTTATTTTGCCATTTCATTATGAAGTAAAAGCTTCTATTCCTGAGAATGTTAAACCATAGTTTTCTATACTCGTTTGATCCCACATTGTCTGGTTATCATCAACTAACATCATAACTGCTGTGCAAGACGATATTGTTAATGCTGCATTGTTAGATGGACTTGCTCTTAAAGCAGGTTCAAAATTAATTGTTAAATCTCCACTACCATCAGATGTTTCATCTGCTGTGACCATTTTGAGTTCGTTGTTGACCACAAAATAGTCTCCCTTTTTTAAAACTAAAGTACTTGCACTCCAACCGTCTGTCACAAGAGCAGTTCCAGTTTGACTGCCACCATTAACTAATGGTGTGCCAGTAGGTGTTCCTCTATTACCTTTTAATTTATGTAATGGGTCCCAAGCATTAAATCTATTCTCACTTCCTTGTAATGAAATAAGAAATGCCAGAAATTCTCCTGCTTCTGCATGTGTCATTGGTGGATAAGTATATGTAGCTGTCCATCTTGCTCCACTCATAGCTGTTGTTTGAACTGCTCCACTTAATGGACTTACAAAACTTCTTGTGTTTGTTACTAATCCAAATCTTGCTGATTTTGGACTTATTGTTGTTGGCATTGCATAAGTTGTCATTTATTTTTCCTTTATGAGTTTTGTGAAACTGCTCCCATTGCTTGTGCCATTTGACCACCTCTTGATCGTTCTTCAAGCACAGCTTCTACACTTGCTTTTTTAATCATTGGCATTAATTGTATAATTTCTGCTCTTACTGTTTGTTGAACACCAGTAGATACATTAATATTTTGAACTACATTTGTTCCTCCACCTAGTTGATGATTAGGAACTACACTACCAGATGAACCTGGGACAAATAACTCTGGTCCAGCTTCTCCTACTATATGTGGTTTTCCTCCTGCAACTGAACCACCAAATTGTTTGCCTGGAAATAAAGCTCCTACTCCAGCAGAAAGTGTGTCTGATAAAAATGTTCCGACTGGTTCAGTAATAGTTTTTCTTAACATTATTCTCAATAAATCTTTGTATATACCTTGTAGAATATCTCTAAATTTCTTACCCTCTACTACTGCATCTTCAAAAGCAGATGTAAATGTTAAACCTAATTCTTTACCAATATCTCTGGCTCTTTCTTCTGCTTCTGTTAATTCATCTGTTGCTTTAATTGCTTCTTCATATTCATCTGTTACTCTACCAATCCATTTAACTTGTTCTGCAAAACTTAATGATTGAAATGCTGCATTTTCTGTTAAAAGTTTTAATGATTCATCTCTTACTTGGAGAGCTTTTTCTTCAGTAGTTAATAATTTATCTGTTATTTTTTTTAAGTCTGTTGTTGCTTCTGTAATATCTTTAACTTTTTTTACTTCCTTTTCTCCAGTTAAAGGTGGTAACACAGTTTCTGCTTTAGGTGCAATTTCTTCTAATTCTTCTATCTCATCTTTAAATACACCAAATGTTTCTTGTATTTTGCCTTTAAGTTTATCCCAAAACACTATTACACCAGTTGCAGTTAATAAAATAATATTCTTTTTTGTTAAAGCATTTAGCTTACCCATAGCAAGACTTGCTGCACCAATCGCTGTTGCCATATTATAAAACATAGAACTAATTTTTAATACAACCAATGCTTTTAAAGTAAGTAAGAGTGCATCACTATGTTGATGTAAAAATTTTACAGCATCTCCAGTTCCAGCAACTGCTTTTCCTAATGTTTCTCCTATTTTTCTTGCTATTTCATCTACCTGTTCTCCATTGTCAGCAAGAAAATTATTCAAATCGCCAAATTGTCTTTTCAACTCTGGGAATAAACCTGCATCTAATAATACTCTTTTAAAATTAAATACTTTATCTCCAATCATTGAGAGTGTTCCCTCAAATGTTTTAGCTAATTCTTCAGTTGTTTTTCCATATTGTCCACCCTCCCCAAATACTCGGTCAAATGCTTTTCTTGTTTCTTCAATAGAAACTGTTGCACCTGCTTTAAACCCAAGCATTGCTTTTACACCTCTATCTCTAAAAAGATCAGCAGCAGATATACCAGCAGACAATGATCTTTGGACTTGTTCGGCAGTTGTTCTAAAATCTAGTCCTGTTGCAGCAGCAACATTACCAGTAATTTCCATTATATGTGCTAATTCATCTGCATTATTAGTAACTACTGCAAGATTTCCAGCACCTTGTTGTATTTGTTCTAATGAAAAAGGAACTTTACTAGCAAATTCTGCCATCTTATCAAATGCTCTTGCTCCCTCTTCAGCAGAACCAAATAAGAACTTTAATCTTACTTGTAAACTTTCAATGGATTTACCAGTATTAATAAGGTTTCTTGCAAGTAAACCAAACCCAATACCTGCCATTGCAGTTTTTACATTAAATAAACTTCTCTTTAATCCATCAAATCTTTTTCTTGAACTATTAACTGCTTTAGCTGTTTTATCTCGTGCTAAAATGTCAATGTTCATTCTTTGTGTAGCTGCCATTATTTTTTATTTCCTTTTTCTGTTTTAACTTCAAAATAAGCAATCCATTGTATTAATTCCTCAACAGACATCTTCCCAACTTCTGTTAAAGACATACCTAGCTGTTCTGCTACAAACATCACAGCAAATTGCTCATGGTCTTTTTTTAATTTTTTTTTTCTGACTGTAAATCAGTCTTCGGTGTAGTTATCTCATTTGCTATTCGTGCCACTATGTCGGCATCTGCCTTTTGCATCAAGACAGGTTTATCGTCCATTGTGAATAGTTGATTACCCTTTTCATCTTGTGCTTTCATAATAACAATATCTGCTAATGCTCCTACATCAGAAACATTAGCCCTATTAAACACTCTTTGTTTTTCTGTAAGGGTAAAGGGAGTTACATATATAGTTAATGCTCCTCCATCTTTACCTTTCCATTCTGGCACTTCTATTTTTCTTATTGTATGTTCGTTAAATTGATTAACGACACTATCAATCGCTTTCCAGTCTTTTTTATTATTCATGAATAATAATATATGTTATGAATTGAATCGTGTCAATTAAACAGTTCCTCTTGTCAGTGCACCAGTCATTGTTGCACTAAAAGTTGCTTCAATAATACCATCTGTTGGAACAGATACTGATTGCCCAGTAATAATATAAGTTCCACTAAAATAGTAGTCGGCACTATCTGCACCCTCTGGATATAAATTAAGGGTAACTTGATTTCCCTCTGCTATTGCAATTTGTCCATTAGTGTCAGTTTCGTCCCACCAACATTCCACAGAAACTGTTGCTCCTTTTTTACCTACTGCATAGGTTCTTGAAGTGTCTGTAAGAGCTGTATCTTCTAAAATTTCAGCAGATGTATCTAGTGTAAAACTTCTTACTTCTGCACAAGTATTAGAACCTACTTTAACTAGTCCTGCACTTCCTGTATGTGTCGCCATCTATTTATCCTCCTTTTTAGATTTTTTAGGTTTTTCAGCATTTGCTGTGTAACCTAATGTTTCAAAATATTCAACATCACTATCCCAAACTTCAATTTCATCTTTTCCATTTGGCATAATTAGTTTCACTCGTTCTGCCATATTTACCTCCTATTATGGTGT